GATGACCTTGCGCACAGCTTCACGGCCGAACAGCCTAGCCTTGATGCGGTCGCCAACGAAGTAGTCGCGCCCGTAAACCGTAGCAGGACTCGACACTACCTGAAACGACACGCGAGTGTCTAGTCCATGCTCGATCAGGTGCCCATCACCGATGGTCTGCAGTGCTACTACGCTGGTTTCGTTTCGCGCATCGTGGGTGAACTCAATCAGATTCCAAGGCGATACGTTGGCCTCGAAAGCGTTGATTCGATTGACGACCGTACGGCTAGTACCTTCGCCCTGACCAAGCACAAACACTGATGTGATCTCCGACATACGCGAATCAGTCAGGTACGGCTCAGACATGTTCGCGTGTTCCTGAGAGAACACAACAGCCTGTTCAACACCATTACCCGACCGGTCAGTGCCTAGCTGCGGGTAATACGTGTTGAACGAGAAGTTCTGCCCGCCCTGCCAGGTGACGTTGAAGTCAACGCTTGAGGCCTCACCAATCTCCTTGATCACATCTAGGAGATTCTTGAATGAGCGGTCACCAGACCACGGTGGGCCGACATTAGCGTCAGGAGATGCAGTGAACCCAGTCATGACGCCATTCGCAATGCGACCACTGCCGGTCGTGGCTAGCGGCCCAGCGTTGTACGTCATCAACAGCTTCATGGCTGTGTCTGCTGGTACGTTACTGATGTTGAGCCCACCAGCGTAGTACATAATCATGCGTCGGTTGAGTAGGTCTTCAGGCCCACGGCCGAACGACGAGAACAGTTTGACGCCCCGGTCTGAGATCTGTGTTTGACCTGTTCGGTGGAACCCCAGGTACTCACGGTACCAGGGGATGTCCACCGAATCATTGCGACGCAGTATCTCGATGATGGAGTCTACTTGAAACAGATCTGACCGAGGATCGTTGCCGTCGATCGAGATCGTGTGGTAGCCGAAGTCGGACACTCGGTTGTAAAAGTACACCGAGTTCCACGTATCGAACACTGCAGTCAACACGCCGCTCGTGTCGTACAGACGCATCTGATAGACTGACTGTCGAACAATCCTTGTAGGCTGCACAATCACCACCGGCGGCGGAGGCGTCGGCGGGACGATGCCCTCTATATCGAAGAAGAAGTCTACATCTAGTAGACCAATGTTCCAGCCAGGCATTAGACAATGCCGACCCAGGCCCCAGCTGACTTCACGTACAGACGCTGATTCGCTGTACCCGGTGTATCCATCCTGAAGTAGTAGAACCCATTGAGTCCCATCGTGTTGGACGGAACACCGATACCGTAGTGCACCGGACTGGTTACGCCGGCCAGCGTGAAGTCTGACGACGTGTTGGCCCCCATCATCGGCTGCGAACCACCGAACCCGTTACGAGTCCAGGAAAACCCATTACCGCTGTACGTGCTCGGCCCCCAAAAGCCAACTCCACTTTGGCCGACACCAGCGTCCTCGTAGAAGCCGTAGTCCCACCCGTTGCCTCCAGCTGCGAACTGGTTCAGTTCGGTGTTGAACCCGAACTTGTCGCCGCTCGTATTGCCAGTCAGGTAGAACATCTTACTGCCGGCACTGAAGCCGGCTTGGCGATCACCGAACTGATTGAAGCCGAACGAGTGGTTGCCGCCCTGTTCGATCTTGCCGCAGTGCGTAGCACATCGGTCATGCGTGTTGAACATGACTGCGTTGTTCTCGCAGCCCAACAGGTACACGCCGATGTCTACGAAGTCGATCTGATTGCCGTAGAATCGGTTGTTGTTACCGGTGCTGAAGATGCCATTGCCGGTGTGGAACGTGAAACTGTTGCCGAAGGCTTCGTTGTGCTCGGCGTACCAGCCAGTCGGGAACACGTCGCCTGATCTGAATGCATCGCGTGAGCCGTTCACAACGTTACAACCGATCATACGGTTGTATGCAGGCCGCTCACCAGCCCACACAGCCATCGACGGTGACGAGCCGCCCGTCAGACTGGTTGACACGGTGATGGCCAGTGTATCAGGCACGGCCATCGGCCCAGTGAACGTGCAGATAATTGCAGTGCCGGGCAGCGGCCCACCAGTACACGTCACGTTCGCATTGATGGTCGAGAGCCCGCGCAGCGCAGTCTGAACGGTGCCGGCACTGGCGTTGTACGCAATCGGACCGGTGGTCTGACCGTTGTACGACAGTGTGAACGTGCCACCAGTCGGGCCGCCGAACGTGTTGATCCACTGTACAATGCACGACGCACGCAGAAACGTCGAGTGGCCCTTCGCATTGGTGATCTTCAGGCCCAACATCATGCCCTGGTAAACTGACCCAGTCAGCTCCAGCCCGTGAGCGTTGGCACTCGACGTTAGTGAGCCGTCGATCCCGAGGAACGCCACGCGCTGCATAAAGTCACCATATTGCTGAGGTCCGAGCGGGCCTTGGATTCGGCAGATGGCCTGCGCTAGTCCAACCCCGCCCTTCAGCAGCGTAGACGTTCCTGTCTGACCCGTCAACGCCACCGGCGCGGCCGGCAACGACACTGGTGCGTTGGTGATGTTGAACAGGCCATTGGACAGGACGACTGTGCCGTATGTGCCTGAGTTGACTAAATCGGCCAACGCCTGATTGATCACGTCTTCATCGGCGAAACCCGTACAGGTATACTTCGCCATAGTCTTCCACGCAGACGGCGCATTGGACGCAGCCACAACAACCGTCTCGGACTGACGCATGTTGCGTTCGATCTTGTTGACGGCATCCATGAGGTCATTGTACTCGGCCGACGACAACAACTGCCCACTGACGTGGTTGGTTGCAAACGTGTCGAGTGCGTTCGGGAACAATGCGGTCATGTATTCAACTCCTCAGACTGTGACTGTGACTGCGACGAGGACAACGTGCGGACTGAGTGAGCGTGTGGCTCGTCTCTACGTAAACGACATTCGGTACACTGCGGTTCGAACGAGCCATCGAATGGGCACTTGTTGTACCGAATGTTTCGGGCGGGCACATCACGCCCGCACATAGCACAAACGCTAGTTTTCACGGTTGGGCTGTCGCCCTCCCCGTGCTATCGGCGTCTAGTATGTCAGACACATTCATGCGAACTTCGGGCGGTATACCCTTGGGTGCATTCGGGTCCATAGACGCCAAGCGGTTGAGCGTAGTTGCTACAGCTTCAGGATCGTTGTCGAAGCCGACGAACTTGCGCTGTTGTGTAACACACGCAGCGGCTGTTGTACCGCCACCGACGAATGGATCTAGGATGCGTGCTCCCGGACCTGAGAACCGGTACAGCAGGATCTCGAACGTCTTGAGATCCTGGCCCCACACATGAAAGTTCTTGTCAGGGCCTGGTGAGTGCACGATGTCCAGGAAGTAGTACGGCAGATTGGCTGTACCGTTGGTGAAGACCAACACCGGCTTCCAGCCGACGAAGGCGCTCCAAACGTGCTGTACACTGTTGGCACCACCCAACACGTCCGACATGATCCAATGGTACTTCATATGCCGTGACAGCAGTTCGATGTACTGTGGGATATATGCGTGCCCGAGCATGGCGACCAGCGGTCGGCCGGGCTTCAGGACCAGCGACCCCAGATGTGACAGCTTCTCCATGAGCGGTACGAATTCCTGCGGGTACGGCGGGTCAGTGATGATTGCGTCGACTGAACCCAAGCCAATCCGCTCAGCCATCGTCTCGACATCGGTGATGTCGCCCTCGAAGATGTCGAAGCCCTCCATGCTGAAGTTCGGCACCGGAGCCGCCCGGTCGATTGCGCGTTGTGTTACTCGTTCCTCCTGCTTGAGTTGATTGAAGGACATGTACGCGCCTGGTATGTACGATGTCGGTCGAAGCTTGCCATCCCTGCCGATAGTGTATGCAGGCTGCTCGGCTTGGGCATCCACGATGTGGTTCCAAACAGTAGTAGTCGATACACCAGCCAGTTCAGCAACCTCGCCCAGCGTGCGACCCTGGTTGCGCAGGTTGATGAACAACTGCACGCGCTGTTCTCGAGTCAGATGCCGGCGCTTCAGATTCAGTGCGTAGACCCGATCGCGGATCTCACTCTCGTTGAGTCCACGCACGACTTCAGTCTGGTATGGAATCTCCAGCCCAGGAGTCTCAGACTCCAGCTGCGCAATCGCGGCTAGCCGGTTGTGACCGTCGATGATGTTGCCCTGATCGTCAAGCACAACACTCACCATGACACCGCGCTTGGCGATATCACTCTTGAGCATGTCGAATTCCTCGTCAGTCAGTGGCGGCATGAACTGCCACTTGCCGACTGGAATCTTGAATCTGTCGCTACTAGGCATTGGGACGCTCCTTTGATTTTTCGTACATGTTATGTTCGTGACGCAGCAGGTGAGCCAACGCATCGACTTCGTGGACTGTATGCTCCTGACCACGCAGCATGCGCTCAGCCTCGGCTATGAATGGTGTACGCTGTCCTGGTGAGTGCGCATAGCCGTGAAGACCCAACACGTAAATCGCAGCCTTGATACCGCCGACCAGTTCGATAGTGTAAATCATCCAGAAGTCTACCCGACCCTGAGTGTTGAACACTTCAAACACAACATGATCGGGCTTCAACAGCATCAGATCCCATATGCCTGAGGCCGTTGTAGAAGTGGATGTTATCCAGCTTCCGTCTGGATATCGCATAGCCAGTCCAGTGCTACCACCCGGATCTATAGCCAGCACCGTTTTCGATAGCACGGGAGGGGCAGCGGAGCGCTGTGGTATTGTGCTGATCAGGCCGCGATTTTTAGCGCTGATCGATTGTGATATGCGTATGCTGGCTTCGGACCGAGTTCGTTTGACCATGGCTATCTGGTACTGGTGCGGTTCACCCTCGGACCGTTAGCCAACCATGGGCCGTCCGGCAGCGCACGCGACAACCGCAACGCTAGTCCACGGAAGCCCTGCGGATAGTAATTAGCCGCCAAACTGGCGGAACTTCTCAGCACGATCAACATGGCGCGGTTGTTGAGCAACGGACGGTTCGATCGCAGCCTGTCCGACTGGATTTCGACAACCGCGTGGTCGTATGTGCTCATAGAATACTGTGTGGTTTTGGCCAATTCGATGATGGCTCTGTGCAAGTCAACGCTCGGAGCACTGTAACTCCCACTGCCATTCACGTGGGTATTTTTCGAGGATGCCAATGTTAGAGCCTACCTTGATTTCAACTGGGATGTTTGGCCAGCCTGGCCATTTCGGCCGCTCCATAACTTCCCGTATCAGTCGGCAGACCTGCGCCTCGTATCT